CTTGTTATATGTTCCTGCTTTTGCTGCAGTGACATATCTAACAGAATCAATAGGTAAACCAAGATCATAAAGGTTAAGACTATTAGCATCACGTATCCCAACTGTATGTTCTCCTTCTTCATTACCGGCACTGGGAAAAGTAAATATTCTTACGGGTACAAAAAGACCTGGGAAAAATTGGAATGTAAAGAACATTCTAAAATCCCCTCTCGTATTTCTGCCTGTAGCAGATGATCCTAAATACTGTTGAGTTATAACATAGAGTTCATATCCTCTTCTCCATCTACACCATGTACTATCAAAGTCATAGAATCTGACTTCACTGTAATCATCCTGACGACCCAAAGGAACAAACTGATAAGGTATGTCAGTATAATCTCCTTGATTTGATTTTTCTTTCTTTAATACAGCATCAGAAAAACCTTTAAAAGAATTATCAAAAGAAGTACCAAAACCAGATCTTCTTCTTGGCATTTATCTAAAACTTATAATTAAAACCTACTCTTGCACCATATTGTGCAGGTGCTCCAAAATCCTGTCTACCAAAAACAGTAGTATTTATTCCCTGATTCTTATCACCAAATGTTTTCTCAAAACCTACACCTGAAAGATCTGCTGTTAATCCTGTCTGATTAATTCTATTTAAAAGATTTCTAGTTTTTTCTACAGCACTAATATTTTGATTTTCATTATTTTCTAAAAGAGTCTCTTCTTTATTATTGTTATTATCTTTTTTATTAAATCTACTCTTTACAAAATTCTTTGCAAAATCTATCGCAGCATCTTTAGCACCTGTTTCATCTAAGAACTGACCAACAACTGGTACTGGTCTATTAATAGAAGAAGCTATCTCTCTAGGTTCTCTATTCATCTTTAGTAATATCCACCTTGAACATTCACATAGAATCCATTAGTAAGAGATCCTGTACCACTGATACCTACATGTAAACCTGATCCACGAGGTAACATTAATCCTCTTAACTTAGGAGCAAAACTGGTGTTAGTACCACCAAAGTTAGCTGATCCTGAATGAACTACAGGTGAGTTTATAAAAGGAAGTATTAATTTTTCACTTAAACTAAAACTCTGGTCAGCTGGAATAGATTCAACATTAGCAACAAATAAAGGTAGAAATTGTGATGTTCCTGTCACTGTTGTTACATTCGTTAAGTAGAATACAAAATCAACAGGTTTTTGAATATTTACATTGCTATTATTTATAGTTCCAGAAGCAGAAGAATTTGCAGTAAAGGTATTAGTGCCAGTTACAGCTGTTACAGTAACTTCTTCAACTGGAGCTCCACCAGACTGTGTATCAAAGAATAGTTTTTGTCCTACTTTAAAATTATGATTATTCAAAGTAACAGTCAAAACTGCAGCAGCTCTAGTATATGTGGCTGCAGATGCTGTTACAGAATCAATAACTCTACTGACATCCTTTGTATATCTGATAAATATCTCATCAATATATGCACCACTAATTTGAGTATCCGTCAACGCTTGGTCAACATCAAATATCTTAGTTACGTTACCGATTGATGTTGGTAACAAACTAGTGGAGAATAGTTGTCCTGTTTGTGTTCTTACAAGAGTACTGGTAGATGCTGGTCTATCCAACATCATAGGTTGTTTATTTGTAGAGGTAGATGCCAATTTACTGTCCTTCTTTTAGATTTATTTTAGCGTGAGTACTATTTGTCCTCTTTTTTATTTTTAGCTTCTCTAGCTTTTTCTAAAGCTTCTTTACGCTTTTCTTTATCAGACATTTTTTCTCCACTACCATCTTCTTTCTTTTTATTTTTGTTCTTAAAATATTCAAGAAGCTGTGGAGGCATTTTTCCTTTAGCCATAATAATAAGTACTATCTAAGTTCTGTAGCAAACATAAGTCTGGTTCCAACTGCAACATCAGCTGGTCCAGGGAGTGCCTGTATAAATTCAGCACCCTCACGATTAAATCGATATCTAGCTTGCTCAGGGTTACGATAATTAGGTACGTAAAGATGTTGAGCTAATCGATCTGTCTCATATAAGTATATACCAGTCCATGTTTTGAGAGTGTCAGTATAATC